ACAGAAACTTGCTCATAACACCACCCACCAAATAAACAGGCTAACAGCAACACAGCCAAGCCAGAAGGATGCAAACGCTAAACGCTCTGCGGTTGATTTGTCGTTGTATCTCATAAAACCTTCCTGTAAACAAGCCCAACATAAGCGGCAACAGTTACCGCAATCATTGCGACGTAACAACCTACAGCTAGCCAGTCGCGCTTTGGCTTTGGTGCTGCGCCGTTAATTTTGTATAGTGGCTTTTCTTGCATTTCCAGCTCTCCTGATTTTATCCGCTCGCTTGTATAATCAATGTAGTTCATATGCACCTCGAAAAGTGCCAGACAGCTTACTTGGCTATTTGTTTAAACTCTGCACGTATTGCAGGGCTTGTGTTAGTTCATCTTCACCGTAAATATAAAAAGACTTTTCAACGCAGCACAAGTTATCGAACTGGTGAAGTGTAACAACGCTTTTGCACATGCTTATATTCATTCCGTAAGTGTCTGCTGCTGCATTAAACGCATCAACCTCAAAACACAGTTGAGCTAGCACATCATACCACGCTGCTGTACGCCCTTTAGTTGCCAAGGTTTGCCACTGCTTGCGCTTGGCTGGCGATAATCGACGAAACGAGCGGTCTGCAATTCCGATTTTGTTGCATAGGTCTTTTTGTTTCACTTTTCTCTCCGGTTTGTTGTTTCGATAGATTCAATATAGTGCGGCCATTTCTGGCCGTCAATATTATTTTCAATTATTTTTTCACGGGCACAAAAAACCCGCCTAAGCGGGTTTCTTAAATTCACTACAAATCACAATCACAACATCGCCTATACGCTCAAATGCTCGCATCTTGTCAAATGGCAACTTGCTGCAATCTTCGTTCTTCTTGGCGCATGACATGCACATGCTGCCTTTTGGTTGGTGGGTCATGATAGCTCCTTCGTCAACTCCTCAGCCCACAGCGACATATAACTAACCCCATCAAGCAAGCTATCTTGGTGCAGCCTATCCGGCGAGCTGTACTGTCTGACAAGCTTGATCATCGCCAGCAGTAGGCAAACATCAGAGCCAGTTAACGCCTTACCAGTTGCAGCATTAAACGCAGCAGCCGCCGCTGCAAAGCTTCTTTCACCAGTACCGCTAGCATCGTATTGCTTGCCGCGCTCGGTTTGAACTTTGAGACATTCGGATAGGTATTCTGCGGATGTTTTTGGTGGCGAATTTAAGTTGTCGGAAATCATCTCTGAAAGTGTTTTTTCTACTGGCTTTACATAGTGCCCCATATCTTCTGTCGTCCTATCTCTGCCGATTCGGTCTATTCTTTCGTCTGTTGCTGGCCAGTCTATTGGTCGTTCCCGATAATCTGAAAGCTCTTTTCTGTCTCGCATACTGTACTTTGATGTATGCCACCAATCATTTTCATAAAAATACAAATCACCTTTTATTTTTTTGTAAAACGAGCCAGCAGCATAAAACTCTGCACCATCTGGCGCTTTGCTCCAATCAATTGCCATTTCACAACTCCTTAACCAATACAGGCAAAACCCGAAAAAGTTCTTTGATAGCCGCCGCAATGTTGGCGGCTGGTTCTTCTGTGATTATTGTGAATGGTCGTCCTGTTGGTGGGGTGATTTGGTATGATTTCATTTCTCCGCCTTAATCTCTGTCCTGTTAAATTCTCTGATAATTTCACAATGAGCCGCTGTCGCTTCTTTCCAACACATATTTGCAATATCGCTTCCTTGCTTGCACCATTCAAATTGCACCCTAGCTTTTTCTATCTGCTCTGCGCTGCATCTATACTCATAAGCTCGCTCACAACCCGCAATAAGTGCAATGGCTGCGATTATTGTTGTTTTTGCTCTCATCCTGCCACCACCCATCTAAATTCAGGAAACTTGCCATCTAACCAAAAGCCTGTCCCACTCGACGCTTTCGGCATATTCGGCACCACTGCAACGCAGCAATCACAAAGCATCCGATAGCCGCCAAGATGGTCAGTGTTTTTTACTGTGTCGCAGCCATCGCACATAAACTCATCGTCACTTAATTCCACAAGTAACTCCAAAAGCGCCCGAAGGCGCTAGGTTGATTGATTAAAACGGGTCTTGGTTAAAGTCAGGCTGTGCGTAACCTTGCTGCTGAGGCGCTTGGTTATACTGCGACTGCGCTGGTCTTGGAGCTTGGTTGTAAGCCTGCTGCTGTTGCTGCTGTGGCTGTTGTGGCTGCTGCTGTGGCGCGTGCTGTCCTTGCGGTGCGAATACAGCGCCTAACTTGGCGTCGAGCAATTCAATAGACAAGACCAAGCCGTTATTGCCTTGGAATTGGCGAATCTTCAGCTTGTCGCCTGATACTTCAACGATTGCACCTTCGACCAACGCTTGTTGATAGAACTGTACTTGTGTTGGAGCTTTGGCGAATACTGCGGCTTGATAATTAGTCCAAGCATCTGCCTTTGTTTCTCTGTCATAGTATTTGACGCCGATGTTGATGCCAAATCCGGTGCTTTCACCAGCCTGAAACTGGCTGGCCGCTTTGTTTAATTTACCTGTGATCGTAGTAGACATTCTTAATCCTTACTTAATTGTGATTGTTGTAGCGCCACGCTTCAGCGCAGCACCAGGAACTTCAGCGCCACTTTGCAGCGCCAGCTTAATAGCTTTCTTATCAGGGCTTGTAACCACTTCCACATTGACAAATTCGTCAGGAATTTGTGACTGGTCGATAATCTCTACAGATTCAACGCCTTTACGCAATGACGCAGTAAACAGTGAGCATTCGATTTTAGGAATGTTGCAAGCTTCCATGCTGTGCAATAGATATGCGCGTAAAGATTGCTTGCGGTTTTCGATTACCTTCTTGCGCTCTTGTAATCGTTTAATCTCTGCATCAATCGCAGACGTATCTGCGGTCATGTTTTCGGTTAGCTTGATGATTGCAACGGCTTTGTCTTTAAAATCACCCTGAGCTAATTCTAGCGATGTTTGAACGGCCTCGTCATCCAAATCCATGCTGGATAAATCCGCCAGAGCCCCAGTTATTTCATAGAGTTTCATTGTGCCTGCTCCAATTGTGCTTTGCGGTCTTCATATGCTGACTTGAACAACAAGATGCCAGCATCATCGTTATGGCGTTTACACTTGCGAACATGTCCAGTGTAAACGGTTGTTAATGCGTTAAGCGTTTGCAGTGACGGATACACCTTCAGCTCGTTCTGCTTCCACGCATCATAATCAAGGCGCTGCTGGATAATCTCGGCGTCTTTATCATCAGCCTTTTGCAGTGCCATTTCGTTTTGCAGTTCAGCCAAATAGCTTTGGTCTTCCATCATGCCCATGAATACGTCAGCGTTAAAGCCAAGCTTCGACAGTGCTTTGCTGACAGTGTTGGTCTCTACCTTTTTTGCAAAGTCTGTGTCAACGTAACGGCCATTTTTTGTAGTCTTCGCCGCTTCGATTGCGTTGGATAATGGAAACTCGTAACGCTGTCCATCCATCATGTAAAAAAACACCGCCTTATGGATCACAATACCAGTCGCTTCAAAAATACTCATATCAAAGTCAGACACGCTCAATCCAAAACCTGCACCATAAGCGCCGAATTGCTCAGTGGCGCATTTAAGCTGGTACTGAGGACTGATAGCGGTATACCCGCCGCGCTGGTTTACGTGCTTTGTAAATTGCAGGTCTGTTTTTTCTACCGCATCCCACAGCTTTAAGTTTTTATTCATTTCATTCTCCACGCTTACTGCGTTTATTGGCTAAACAAATCTAATGTCGCCAGCTGCAACAGTGATCACAGTTCCGTCATTAAGCTCAAGAATTGCAACCGACCACATCAAGCCAGAATCCTCATCACAGCCCATTCCAAATTGATGAAACAAAGCCTCTCGCTCTGACTTCACCCATTTTGCATGCGGAACTCCGCTAACAAACTCAGTTGCCAAGCCTCTGTGTGTATAAATTACTTTTCTCATTTCATTCTCCACGTTGTTGGTAATAAATAAAGGCACGTTTTTGTGCATTTAAGATTTCAGATTTTCTCTAAGCTTTGCCAAGTTAGCTAATGCGTTTGAGCGTCGAGCAT